AAGAGCAGGCGGTATAGATGGTAAAGGTGGATTCCCTGCAATACTACATCCTAATGAAACTGTTATAGACCATACTAAAGGACAAGGTATGGGTGCTACAGTCAACTTTAATATTTCAACAGTAGATGCTGCTGGATTTGACCAGTTACTAGCATCAAGAAAAGGATTGATAACATCAATCATAAACAATGCCATGAATAATCAAGGCAAAATGGGAGTGGTGTAATGTCAGGACAATTTCCAACATCTCCTAATTTTAGAAGTTTAAATTTTAAAGATAATAGACCTACTTTATTGAATCAGACTTTATCAGGTAAAAAACAAGTCAGACAGATAGGTAGTCAATATTTTTCTTTTACAGTGCAAATGCCACCTTTACAACAAGAAAAGGCTCAAGAAGTATTTGCATTTTTACAAAAACAAAAAGGTTCTTTTGAGGACTTTACTATAGTTGCACCATTAGATAATTTAGGTGCAGGCAAAGCAGAAACAGATATTCAAGTAGTTGGAGCTCATACATCAGGAGATGCTTCTATTGCATTAGATGGATTCTCAGCTAGTCAGACAGGTGCTTTAAAAGCTGGTGATTTAATTAAGTTTTCCAATCATAGTAAAGTCTATATGGTTCAATCAGATATTGATTCTGATGGTAGTGGAGCATTAACTGTTCTTATATCACCCAACCTAGTAGCATCTCTAGCAGACAATGAAGCTGTTACTGTAAACAAGCCTAGCTTTACTGTTTATCTTGAATCTGATGAGATTATGTATTCAACAAATGCTAGTGGTTTTTATAGTATTTCATTTGATGTTAGAGAGGTTATAACCTAATGCCTAGAAGTTTATCATCTGATCTACAAACCCAAGTATCATCAACAGCAACTAAGACAGCTTTTTTAGTTGAGCTTAATTTATCATCTACTATTAGATTAACTGATTGGTATTCTAATGTTACTTATGATTCTAATAGCTATGAAGCTGGTGGTTCTTTTTTGACTGTTGGCACTTCTACAGAAACAGGTCAATTACAAGTTACTGAAATAAATTTAGGTTTTTCAAATGTTACAGATCAAGTTAGGTCTTTAGTTCAAGATGGTTCTTTTACAGATAAAATAGTAGATATTTATATAGCTTATTTTAATTCAGATGAAACGATTATAGGTGCTATTAATTTTTTTACAGGGCAAATTAGAAATGTATCTATTAACGAAAGCATAGACAGTACAACTTTAAACATGACTGTCGCAAGTCATTGGGCAAATTGGAATTTAACAAAAGGCAGACATTATTCAGATGAATCACAACAATCATTTAGCTCAGGAGATAAAGGCATGGAGTTTGCCACTCAAGTTAAATCAGATGTTAGGTGGGGAATGTAAATGGCTTTTGATAAAATATTTCAATTCTTTGTTGGTGTTTATGAGGCATATAAAGCTAGTAAAACATTACAAGCAATTACAACAGTTTTTCAAATAGTAACTTTAGCGGTAGGTGTTAAGGGATTTTTACAAGCTAGACAAATGCTTGCAAAAGGTCAAGACATCATGCTTAACAAAACTTCTGCTGGTGGCAAAATTCCTGTTATATATGGTACAAGAAGAGTTGGTGCTCAGATTGTTTATATGGATGTTTCAGGTAATGATTCAAGAGATTTATATGTAGTGTATGCTTTATCAGTTGGTGAATGTGATGAAATATTAGGAAGAACTATTGAGCTAGATGGTAATCCTTTAACTGATTCTGCTAGATTTAGAGATGGTGGTTACATTGGCTCAGATAAAATATCTTCAGGAGCAGGATCATTAAATACAGTTTCTCAAAATGGTACTGATAGTTTAGATGTTGGTGGTGGTAATTTTGGAACAAATCCTGCTGCTAAATATAGATATGTTATGAACCTACATCATGGAGCTGCATCACAAACAGCAGACCCAATGCTTGTTGCCTCCATGCCTAACTGGACTTCATCACATAGGTTAGATGGTATTTGTTATATAGCTGCTCATTATGGCTATGATAAAGAAGGAATGTGGTCAGGTATACCACAATTAACAGTACAGGTAAGAGGCAAAAAAGTTTACGATCCTAGAGATGCAGGTCAAACATTTGGAACTGTATCTACTTATGAATATTCAGATAATCCTGCTCTATGTTTTTTGGATTTTATTACCGACAATCAGTTTGGTAAAGGATTAACAGAATCACAAATTAATATGTCAACCTTCAGTTCTGCTGCTAATGTATGTGATACTCAAGTTGACCAACCTTACTTTAACGGAACAGCACAATCACTTACTTGGTCTGCTAATGCTGGTGATGATTTTTTTACAATCTCAGGAACACTTGCAAATACTCAATGGTATCAAAATAAGATTGGAGAGCTTTTAGATTTATTTGATGGTAATGGTAATGGTGTATTAGATGAAGTTGAAATAAAAGAAATACAAAGAAGTGAATTCTTTGATTCTAATGAAGAGTTTTTAATATTTATAAATGGTACGTTTAGTAGCACTTATTCAACACAAACAGGTACATCATTATTAAAAGTTAAAAGATTTACTTGTAATGGTTATTTAGATACTAATAAAAATGTAATGGATAACGCCAAAGAGCTTCTTGCTAATATGAGAGGTATCTTTCTTTATATTAATGGTCAGTATGAATTATCAATAGAAGATACAGGCTCTTCTACATTTAGTATTAATGATAATCATATTATATCTGAAAGCGGTATATCAGTTGATTATGGTAAAAAAGATAATAAAGCAAATAAGGTTATTGTTGAATTCTTTAATGCTAATAAAAAATACGAATTAGATACAGCTACAGTTTTACATGATGCTACTCCTGAATATTATTCAGATGATGATGATGAGATATTAGAGATTAAGGCTGAGTTTCCTTATATAACTGATCCATATATTGCTTACAACATGGGTAAAGCAATATTAACTAGAAGCAGAAATCAAACTACTATGCAGTTCTTAGGAACTCCTGAGATGTATAAATTAAATGTAGGAGACATAGTAGATTTAACTTATGCAGGTTTAGGATTCTCAGGTAAAGTTTGCAGAGTAGAAGCATTAGAATTGCAATCTGATGGTTTAGTTGCAGTTAGCTTAATAGAATACTTTGATGTTTATACATGGGAAGTACCACCTCAAGAACCAGTAGAAGAATTAGCTAACTTGCCCTCTGCTTATGCAGTTAAAGCTCCAACAGGATTATCATTTACTGATACTGATTCTAGTTCTACAGGTAGACCATTTTTATCTTGGGATGAACCAACAGACTTTCCTGATTATCAATATAGGGTTAATGTTGTAGATAGTTCTAGTAATCAAGTAATAAATAGAATAGTAGATGTAGAGAATTGTGATCTTAACTTTTTACCTGTTGATTCTAATTATGTTGCAAGTGTAACTTCATTAAATGTATTAGGCACAGAATCATCTGCTGCTACTTTAACTTTTACTATTGGCGATGCTCCTACTGATACTGCTGATATTAAAAATGATGCTATTACTACTGTAAAAATATTAGATGACAATGTAACTGATGCAAAAATACAATCTTTAACAGCTAATAAGATTACAGCAGGAACTATTGATGCTTCAGTTATTACAGTTACTAATTTAGATGCAGATAATATAACTTCAGGTACTATTGGTGCAGATAAAATAGATGTAACCAACTTATCATCTATATCAGCAGACTTGGGAAGTATTACTGCAGGTAGTATGAACATAGGTTCAGGTGCATTTACTGTATCTTCAGCAGGTGTTATGACTGCTAGTGGTGCTACCATTTCAGGCTCAGTAACAGCTACCAGTGGAACTATTGGTGGGGTTACTCTTACATCTAATAAAATACATTTAGGCACAGGTACTTTTAACAATTCAAACACACCATTTTATGTAGATACTTCAGGACAATTTTCATTAAAAGATAAATTATCTTTCGATGGTGCTGATTTAGTAATTAACGGAAAAGTTAAAGCACCTACATTATCAGCTTCAGGTCAAGCAGGTTTATATTCATTGATTCCAACTTCTATAACAGGTGGTAGTGACGATGCTCAACCAGTTATATCTGCTGATACTGATACTGATCTAGGAACTGTAATATTAGCTACTGGCGATCCTTACGACTCTAGTTTATGGACTAGTGGTTCACCTGATACAGATGCTACAGGTTTATGGTTAGGTGGTAGTGGTACTATTTATATGTTGGGTACTGGACAATCATTTAGAAACAGTCCAATTAGTTCAGGTATAAATTCATTAGGTACA